CCATAAAAGATAAGGCACTGTATCTCTTTCTCTTCTGTCACCATTTGAAGTCATTTTTGTTAAAACTTGTTCTGGTAACCAATACATTGATTTAACATAAATTGTTTCATCGCCTGGTCTCATACATAATACTTTCGCACTATTTAAATCAGTAGTATCAGCTGCATCAAATCCACCAATAGCATATTTGAAACCCATTTTTTTAAAATCAAATGTATCTTTGTTTTCTAATGTTTCCCAATTAAGCCAGGTACTTGTACTATTCTCTTTCATGTTAAAATCTTTAACCATTACAGTTGGTTTGAACGCTGGATCATCTTTTGCTTTCTGAACACTAGCTCTTAAAAATTCTTTTGATTTAATTGTTCCTAATCCTGGATTAGCTTTAATCCACATGTCTTCCTTGTCCCATTCATCCCTATCATCAAGTTCATAAATAAACGATATAAATCTATCATCTTTAATTTTTCCATCTAAAATTCCACAAGCATATTCATACTGACTATCAAATATTCCTTCTCTAACAAATCCATTTGTTGTTATACAAGTTAATAACGGTTGTCTTCTTGATGCCATTGATTGCTTCATCAAATCGTATATATCACGATTCTTAATAGCTCCTAATTCATCAATAATTATTCCATGGCCATTTAATCCATCAAGTGAATTAGAATTGCTGGCCAATGCTTTAATGGATCCAAAGTTAAATGCTGAATATAAATCAGATGCACGCTTTCTAATATGCTTTTTTAAAAGTGGACTTTGCTTAATCATTTTATGAGCTTCTTTAAATCCTTTTTTTGATTGATCTAAAGCAGTTGCTATAAAATAAACTTCTGGAGAACCTTCACTATCAGCAATGTCCATATATATTGCATCTGCTGCAAGTTCAGTTGTTTTTCCGTTTTTCCTTCCACGAATATCAAGCACTTCAGTATATTGTCTAATCCTTGTTTCTGAATGCACAAAACCAAACACCGCTTGATGTTTGGCCTTTTGAAACAATTCTAATTTTAATGGTTTTCCAATTTTTCCTTGTGCTTGTTTACAAAATGATTCAATAAATTCTATTGGTGTATTTGCACGATCTGCATCAAATACCCATGGTTTATATTTATCAGGATTTTTAAGTTTATCAAGCAATAATTTATATACTTGTTTAATTCTATGACTGGCCACTATTTCCCCATTTAGCACCTTTGTTGCATATTCTTCAAGATATGTCATTCTTTGTGTTTATTAAGAAAACTCATCAATTCATCCGATTCTTTTATTTCTGGGGAAATTTCAATTAATTGTTTTATTGATGATGAATAATTTTTAATCATTTGATTATAAATTTTACACGCTGGATGTTCTCTTAACATTTTCTGGGCCCCATTAACAAATAATTCAACTGCACCAGTTTCATTTATGGTTTTCTGTAATTCATCCAATGTCACATACATAAATGCACATTGTTCAATTAATCGGTTTACATAAATCTTTTTATTCTCTGGTACGTTCTTGTTAATCTTTTTTAGTTTCCGTATTTCCTTCTTGATAAGTTTTTCTTTCTCTTCCTCGCTCATAAAACTCAACCCCCCTCCTAGAAAAATGACATCCGTTCACAAAACTGTCCCCCACTTCGGTCCCTAGAGATACCCTATAAACGTTGAAACTAGGGGGGCTATAGCAAATTGATTTGTTCATCTTTTTCAGAATGTTTTATCCATAGATTTTAAACTTTAATTAATTCACCATTCTCATCAAACATTACACCTGCTCTTACTGGTTCACTTTTCTTATGCATTGCATATGCCTTTTGATGTATCTTATTATGACAACTCTTGCATAACAATTGCAGATTGCTCCATCTCAAAGTTACTTCTGGATTATCAATATTCTTTGGTGTTAAAAATGTTTTGTGATGAACTTCCTCACCTGGTACTTCATTGCCAGCAGCTCTACACATTTCACATAAACCATATTGACTTTTAAAATATGCATCTCTACACTGCTTCCATTCTTTAGACTTATAAAACTTTCTTGCAAACTTCTTGGCCATGATTTTCTCCAAACTAAAAGGGATCATTCAGGTTGGAGGAATAACCTAAAAAATCCCTTTTCAATATTATTCTTTTATCTATCTCTCTACCCTAACACTACCACATTAGTAATATGAATTACTATGCACTCTTTAATTATTTTATTATTTTCTTCTTTTGAGTTTCCTTTATCTAATATTGTATGAATCTCATTTTATTTTTTTTCTACATATAATGCTTTAAATTCTGTACCATCAGTTAGATATTCTGCATTTATATCTAATTTATAGTTAAATAAAAAAGGTTCTAGCCTTTTCATTTCATTATAGATAGTTCCAATTTTATAATCTCCAAAATTATATTTATATAACATATGTGATACTGAACTAAATATATAATTTCTTGATCTAATATCATCATTTCTTTTATTATAATTCTTTTGAATAATATTAGTGATGTCATTTGCATTGAATTTCTTACGTCCTACATATGAATTCGTTTTAACTTTATATCCTAATTCATCAAGTAGTTTTGCTATCTCTGCACCTTTCTGATGCTTTATATATAAATGCATTACATATTCTTCAAACGTCTTATATTCAAGTTTTAAACACTTTTCTATTGAATCTAATATTAATTGTTTCTTCATAATATCTTTCTTAAGGTTCTCTTGTGATAATTTCACTTACATCACCATACTTTCCAAAGTCCATATTCTTTTGTCTCTTTGCTGTTTTCATTTTACCTATTCCAATATAACTCATTGCTGAATATATATTTCGCTGATCTAATGCATCCATTACTTCTTTTGGATTAAATCCACTATCAATATAAATATATAATCCATGGGTTTTTCTTAATGTGTGACATGAGATATGAACACCAAATTTCTTTCCTACACTTTGCAATATATTATAGGCTTGCTTATATCCAATTGGTTTACTTTCACCATCTCCATCAAGCTGCCTTGATGGAAATAGGTATTCATAATCTGACATGTTTTCAGTATATATTTCTATTACTCTTTTAAGCTTATCATTCATTGAAATAGCTTTCTTTTTTCTCTTTCTTTTTTTATTACCAATCATAAGTTTTTCTACATTTTTTACGTCACCAACTCTTAAATTAATATAATCGCTTATACGTCTTCCAGTATAAAGACCAACGCAAAATAATGCCCAATTTCTTTTATTTGTTTGTTCTAAATAGTTTTCTATTTTTTCAATTAATACAAAATCCGTAATTGGTCCAACTTCTCTCATCTTGAATACTCCTCTGAATAAATCTTTTCAAATTCTATAAGCGATCGTTTATGAAGCTCATGAACCCATCTAAATGTAAATCCCATTTCAACTGCAATCTCTTCCCATGTTTTAAAATTTAAATACCTTAGCGTTAAAAGTAATTTATAATCTCCGTTTACAAGTCCATCAATCTTTCTTGTTACTTCACGCTTTAAATCTACTAATTTATCTATAGTTTCATTAATTTCAATTTCTAAATCAATTATTTTCATAACAGATGATCCAACTTTATCACCTATAGTATTTGATTCAGTTCTTTCATTATTCAAGCATGAAGTAACTCTTGTTGACATATTTTTTAGATTTTGAATTTGTTCTAATTTTGCATCAATTATTTTATCTAATTGTTTTACCTGGCGTAAATAATATTTCGGTTTCACAGTTTATCAGCCCTCTTTAATATTTATATTTTCACCCTCTAATATTTATATAATTATTTTCTATTCATGCTATCCAAACTATCAAATCGACCTTTTGGATATCTTTTAGCTAATTTTTCATTATTTATAATTAATACATTCTCCCAAGTTGTATTAATTGTTTTAACCATTAAATTCATGTACCAAAGCACATCTCCCATTTCTTCAATTATCATATCAATTTTTTCTTTATTCAAGATATGCTTTTGAAAATGAACTTTTTTAATTATATCCATTACTTCAGCAGCTTGTAGCATCCTTTCTTCTTCACTCATATCAAAATTTATTGTTTTATTAGCATTTTCACTATATTTATTTATCATTTATTCTCCTCTACAAATCCTCTAACTTTATACCATATTCTTTTTCTATATTGCTTAAATATTCAATATAAATTTTATCAACTTCTCTCTTTTTTTTCATTTCTTGAATTTTTTCAGATATATCATATTCAACACCTTTAATCAAATCAATAGTTTCACTATATTTAATCATATTTCTTTCATAACTATTTTTTGCGCGTTGTATTTTTAATTCATAAAACTTTATTAGAACATTTTTAATATAATCTACACTTTTTCTTTCTAAATAACACCACCCTGAATCATATCTTGGGTATCCATTTTCTATTTTATAACCATCTGTTAATTCATCAGTGTCAACTTCCTCAACTTCCGCTATCTTCATTTCAGTAATTTCATCAACTCTTTGAATATAAAATTTTTCAAATACATCTTTTTTCACTTCATAAACATCTTCTTTAATTATTTTATCGTAAAATGTATATTTATATAATTTCATCTTATCTCCTCTCACATATCATATTGTTGATCTCAACAAAATGATACCTTTTTCCCCACGTGGGCAATATGATTGAATGTTACCATTTCAACATTAAAACGGTATATCGTCATCATCTTCAACTGAACTAAAATCATCTGGATTAATATCATTTGAAGCTTTACTATCTTTCCATTCAAGAAATTCAACATTCCTTGCATTAACATCTGTGTAATATCTTTTATTGCCGTTATCATCTACCGATGTAGTTGTTCTAATGGATCCACTAACACCTGCTAGTCTACCTTTTGCTAAATAGTTAGCACAATTTTCAGCTTGCTTTCCCCAAGCTATTATTCTAATAAAATCTGCTGTAGGTTTTCCTTTTGCTTCCATTTCTTTTTTCTTAGCTTTAGATAATCCTTTATCTACTGCAAGAGTGAATTCTGAAACTGCAGTTCCACTACCTGGTATATATTTTAATAATGGATCTCTCGTAAGTCTTCCAATTAAATTAACATCGTTCATTTTCCACTTCCTTTTCTTTGTTTAAATACTCTGCTATCATTCTTAAAGCAACCCAATAGTAATACATTATGTCATTTATTCTTTCTCCTGCACCCCATAAATAAGATTCTGTAGGTTCATCAAAATCATCTAAATTAGAATTTTGTAAATTACTCATATACTCATATTTATCATCCGTATAATATTTTAATTCTTCAGCAAATTCTTTTAATCTTACTAAATATTCTTTTGGTGCTTCATCATCTATTGCATACTCAATAGTCTCCTTATGCCACTCATCAATATCCTTTATTTTAAGTTTCCCCAAA